AACTGTTCACTCCTTTTAGTCGTCGGAGTCCCAGCCCTCATCAAATGCGCTTCTTTTCTTTCCTGCACCGGCGCTGTTTAGAGGCCCGGTACTCCTTGTCTTGTTTTTGTTGTTTGTTTTTTCCTGCACATTTTTGGCATTCTCGGCTTTGAGAGTCTTGATCATATAGGCCTGATACGCTACCAGCAGGTCTCCGCCGTTCCGCTTCGTCTCATCCCAGACTTCCTGCGGGATCTGATCCCCCGTGACATCTGGATAGACTTTCAGGAACCGGTCGACCTGTTCATTGAAGTCGTTCGGGACTTCGGACTGGCCTTCTGTTTTTTCAGGCGCTTCGGTGGCCTTCCCGCGGTCACGCTGAATCCGCAGCAGGGCTTCTGCTTCAGAAATCGTGTTTCCTTTCGCAGCTTCTTCATCCATCAGCCACATAGCTTCCGTCAGTTCAATCTGCTCTTCTACGCTCACGCCTGCCTTGTCTGCAAGCTTCTTCAAAAAGTCGAGCTGCCGTCCGCTCTCGCCCTTCAGTTTGTCGCGCTCCTGCCGAATGTGGTCATAGTCGCGGCCTTTCTGAGCGAGTTCGGTCATCTGCTCAAGCGTCAGCTGTTCCTTGTTGCCGAGATAAGTAATCTCATAGAGTTGGTTTCCCTCTTTGGATTCTTCTCCCGATTCCGAGGATGTTTCCGCTTCGTCTGCGTTTTCTTCTGCCTGGTCTGCGTCTTCCGGCTCGTCAGTCGGTTCGGTGTCGTCTGCTTTCTGTTCATCATCGTCATGATCATCAGTAGCATCCTCAACCTCACAATCGTCATCCCATGCATCGTTGAAAGCGTCGAAACTGGATTCGGTCGTTTCAGCTTCCTGCTCAAGAACTTCGTTGTTGTCTTCCATTTGCTTTCCTTTCTGCCGTTGGTGTCCCGGCGTCCGGTAAGTTTTATCTATCTAAAGCGTTGGTGTCCCGCTCTAAACACTAAGCCTGCCCGTTGACCGCTCGGGCCGCTGCTCTGTAGCCTCGGCCTCCGGTGATCTCCGGGTCCTGGTTGAGATACGCAGACATTGGCTGGCCCTCATCACCGCTGCTTGGCTGCGGTGCCGGGCTGGGGTTCGGGCTTGGGCTGGGCATACCGCCCATCGGCGGCATTCCCATGCTCTGCCCGACTACGCCTACCTGCGGAACCTGCGGTTCCCCGCCTGCAGGTGGCATCATGCCGGGAGGCACACCCATTGCCATCATCTGCTGCATCATTTGCTGTTGTTCAAGCTGCTGCTGCTTCTTTGCAATCAGCTTGCGTCTGCCCGGGACGTAGCTGTCCGGCACACGCTCAAGGTAATCCACAATGTCGATCTGCTGGCTCTGAAGCAGGTTGTCGAGGGTCTGCATCGCAGCGATTTCGCTGTAGTAGCTGCTCGCACCAACCTCCACCTTAAGAAGCATCGGGTACTGCTTCAGCACCGTGAAGTCGAAGTCCATCGGAAGCTCTTCCGGCGCCGTCTGGCCGATAAACTGGAAGACCTGCTGCATCTCAGGCGGGGTCGGCATATCGACTTTCCGCGTTCCGTAGTATTCTCCGATGAAATCGACGTATATCTCGAACAGTTCCTCTACAGCTTTGTAGAGGTTCTGCTTCGCCATCTCAGTAGGCGTGGAAGCCGCTTTCTGAAGGGACAGAATCGCGCTCGTGTTGTAGGCTTTACCGCCACCAAGAGCCGATTCCGTAGCGCCCAGAGACTCCTGCGTCTGCTCAATCGCCATCTGGATATATTGAGCGATCTGAGGCTGGATCGCAGCCGGGTCAATGATCTCCGCTACGCCTGTCGTGTTCCCGTCAACGCCGATTGCACCGCCAACGCGGTTGTCCCACTTCTTGACACGAGTCCTGTCGTATACGACTTTGGGCCAAGCCGTCCTCATAATCGACAGCATCGACATGGCAAACGCCTTGTTGATGAAGATTTGGTTCGGAATCAGGCCGGTGATCATCGCCTGACCGTGGTAGCAGTCCTGAATGAAGTCCCAGTTGAACCAGACAAGCGGGTATTTCTTCAGCCCCAGGCTCCACGGCTCGCGGATTTCACAGTTCTGCGTGCTTTCATACGCCCAGATCGTGCCGTCTTCCGCGTTTCGCCAGAGCGTCAGCACCACAGTTACTTTGTCATCCGTGTGGAACACATCTTCCTGCCGTGTCGTCTCTTCGTCGTCAGGAAGAATCTGCTCCCAGTCCTGGCTTCCGGAGGCCTTCGCCCGGATTTTGACGTTTCTGACCAGCTCCCTCGTCACTAGCTGAATGTACGGCTGGGTTTGAACGCGTCTGTCGTTCGGGTTTCCGAACAAAACCCTCGTGTTTTCGAGGACTTTGCTACGGATCGCGCCCATCACACCGTTCCCGACATTCACCGTCGGGTCCCAATAGGTATAGATGCACCCGTCTCCGTCAACCGCAGCGTTTCTCGCAAACTCCCTGACCATCGCCGGGATGTTATTGTGAACCATCAGAGCATCGCACTCTTCACCGACAATACGGACACATTCCCTGTAAGAGTCCGTGCCCACGCTGTTCGCCAGCGCGGTGACATTTACCTTCAGATTGTCGGTCGTAATGGTTGCAATAATGAACCCGACGACGCGTTTCAGGATATTGAACACAGGAGTCGGCAGACCATTCGCCTGTACGCCCTCCCACTGCTTTCCAATAAAGAAGCTTTCGTTAACCCTGACGGTTTCTTCAAGGTTGATGGAATTGTTAAACTCGAGCCCTTTCTCATAGAAATCCCATGCTGTCAATACGTCCGGCATGTCTTCCCCATCGAATAGCCCGAGTTTTTGTTCGCTCATGTGCTGTCACCTCGTCCGTAGAGATTGGCTCCAAACGACATAACGTCATTAAGCCCATCTGCAAACGCTTTCTGCGCTCTCGCGGATTCCTTCATCTCTTCAACCGCAGCGTCGCCGTATTCTTCCTTGAACGCAATGAACTCCTTGTGGAGATCGCTCAGGTTTCCCTGAAAGATATGCAGCGACGCTCCGGCCGACTCATCTACTCTGTTCGCCAGGTCTTCAACCTCTTTGACGCGCAGCGCCAGAAAGCTGAGCCTGTCCAGCACTTTGCTGTATTTTTGGGCCATTACAGCCACGTAGGCAAACAGCCCAACGACGAGTACGCACAACAGAATGTCGATGATCATAGATGTGTCCTTTCTTACATCATGTAGTTGTCAGTGATTTCCCCACCGCACATGTAGTCTTCGTAGGTGTCCTTCAGGGCATCGTCTTCGTCCTTCAGGAACGCCAGAAAGTCGATTTTCTTTTTCTTCTGCTTCTTGTCCGTCGCCCGGCTTCGCATGATCGCAAAGTACCGGCACATATCTACGCTGTGGGTTACATCGTGCGGCTCCTTCGCACAGTCGTTCGGGTCTTTCTCATCAGCCTGTATGGCTTCGATGTCTTCCACTACGCTGCGGACTACGCCTTCAGGCGTCGTGGATTCAAGATCGTCGAAGAACATGATTCCCGGCAAGGTCGCAGGAGCTTCGCCCTTCGGGTACAGGCTCTTTACATACTCGTCAGTCAGCGGCATCATGCTCATCATGTTCTTGAGGATCATGTGCCCCTGTACTCTGTTGTTGTCTGCTTTGATGACTGCGACACCGTTGTCGAAGAACACGTCGCTCATGGCTTTGCCGGTGTCCTTCTGTCGGTTCCACATATCCGGCGGCGCGTACGTCGCGATCACTTTCTCATACGCCGGGCTCTGGTCTACAATCTTCCGCGCTGCGTCTCTGACAATCAGCCCGGACTCTTCGTAGTACCGGAAGCACCACGCGCGTCCGTCTTCGTCTATCGCAAACCATCCAACCGCCAGAGCGTCAAGACCATAGTCGAATGCGCGGTAGATGTTCCACCTGCTCGGTATCTTGAACCGCGCCATCGTGTGCGTCGCACGCCGGAAGTTGGAGAAGTACGCTCCGCTCAGAGCGTCCCAGTCGCCGTATCGGTGCGCTTCCCTCAGGTCCGGCGGCAAGCTCGCAAGCATTTTCACATACGTCGGGTTCTTCTCAAGCAGCCATGGGTTATCTTCTACCGTCGCCCGGATCGTCGTGTAGTCCGCAGGGTTTTCCGTACGCTCAGGGTTCTTCGGGTCTGTGATGAAGCGCCTGTCGATGAACAGCCTCTTCACCCACTGGTGTCCCACGCCTCCCGGGTTGCAGGTCAGGTACATCCGCTTCGGAAAGTCGTTTACACCACGCATACATGAACCGATGAACTGGAATGCACGTTCCGACAGCTGCGTCGCCTCTTCAAGGAAGATAACGTCGTATTCCACGCCCTGGTATTCGTTCTCCGCAGCTCTCCCATCATAGTGTCCGAATTTGATAACACTGTCAGGTGCACCCGGAATCATCAGGCTCGTGTAGATCGTCAGCTTGTGCTCCGTCCCGTTGTAGCTGTATATCTCGTTCGGCAGCCACAGCAGGATCGGATCAATCAGGTTCGCGATCAGCTCAGGATAGTGCGCTCGAACCATCAGTATCTTGATCCCCGGATAGTTCAGCGCCAAGCCTACTGCCTTCAGCCTCGCTACATGCGTCTTCCCACCGCCTCGTGCTCCACCATAGCAAACATACGTCGTGTCAGCTGCCAAGAACTGCGCCTGCTTCTCGCTTACTGAACCAAAGTCCAGACTGAACGTTTTCTTCTCTTCAGTTGTCGCTCTCTTTCTCGGCATGTGACTACTTTCAGCCTCTCGGCTATAGCTACGCCCCGGATTCCGCCTCGCTGTGCGGTTTAATCCGGGGTTTCGCTATCGTTGAGGAGGATAAATGAAAAACGCCTCGTCCTGATCTACGTCAACTATATGACAACTTTCACCTCTTGTCAAGACCTCAGTTTTTCCAGCAGGTACTACTGCACAAAAAGGCCACCCCTGTTTTAGACCCCGGGGCGGGTCTGAACTCTCTATGGGATTTAATATATATATACACTGGAAAGCCGGGCGTACTTTTTTGCCTGGGGGGTCTCGTCGCCGGCTCCCCCAAAACCTGCAGCCTACCCGGCGAGGGCGGGGGCACCCCCCTTCGTTAGATGTCGCCCCTCTGTGCGTGGCCCGCCCTTCGTACTAGACTACGCACTGCACACAGCCAGGCGGGTGCTGCATACACCTACCCTTCTGCATTGTTAACCTACCTCTCTGCAATTGTTAACCTAGATGCAGGAGTTATGGTTAACAATCTAGAGTCTAAGCTTAACATAAGGTACGTACCACTCATACAACCAACCAAGGTTAATATTATATGCGTAGCATATATAATACAATATAGCTTAGTGCATAGACGAAGGTAGCCAACGATGGCGTTGCCCTGGCAGCTGGGCTGGCGCCCAGCCGTTGTCCTCCTTCCGTGAGACGGAGGACAACAACAGCGCCAGGGCCGGGCTCTCGCCTAATTCACCAGTGTTGCGACACTGGTTCAACCGGCTCGATCCCTAACGCGAGCGTACGTACCTGAGCGCAGCGCCATGAACAACCAACAGTGAAGACAACGAGGGGAATGATGTGCGCCCTGCGGGGCGCATATAAAAACCGTGCAAAAGAGTTTTTGTGAGAAGGCGCTCGCCGAGCAAAATAACAACCTTTGCACT